ACCACTGATGCTCTTCTGAAGAATTTTTGAACCTTCTGACTAAAGATTTGTGGAGTAAAGTTTCCTTGTGAAAGGTTGTTATACCCCGTAGCACTTCCAAAAGCCATGGTTGTACTCCTCCTATTGTTTAGTTAGATTGTTAACGTTGTTCAATCCTACCTTCTAAACGAGCAAGGTCAATCTCCTTTTCAAATTTTTCAAACTGATGAGGTTTTAATTTTTCGATCTCACTAGTTGTCCAAATCTTTTTCTTTGGTATATCAGAATCAGTAGCTTTCTTAGTTTTAGAAATTGCTTTAGCAGCTTCTTTTTTAACATCCTTCTCTTCTTTTTTAGTTAACTTACTTAAACCACTGTCCATTTTATATAGGTCAATAGCTCTTGCAGCTAACTTAGCATTAGATGTATTTTCATACAGCCAGCCTTGAATAGTTGGATCTTGTTTTGCAGCCCAGTCATGAAATTCATCTTGTTGACGAAGATCATTAAAATCAGGATGCAATTTTAAAAGTTCTACTTCAGCTTTTTCTTTTGCAATTTGCTCTTGTTGGAGTTGTAAATCTTTATATTTATTCTCAAGATCTGCAGTACGAGTAGTAGCTTTGTCCATCGCTATAGTCTCTACCATATCATAGACATCAGGGTACTCTTTTCTCCATGCCTCTAACTCTGATTTAGATTTAGGTGGCACAAATTGTTTTGTACTAGATTCTAATTGTGTACGCAAAGAATGAAGTTCTTCCTTGTGTTTATTAATTGTAGAATCATAGTGCTTTTTCAAATCGTCATAACGTTTCTTAAAAGCACGATCTTCAGCTTTTGCAGGGCGTTCAGCGATAGGAGTAGCCTTTTGTTCTGTAGATTCTGCAGTCTCTTCAGATGCATTGGTGTCCTTCTGTTCGGTTGCTGCTTCTGCTTCTTTTTCTTTTTGTTCCCTATGAAACTTAGATAATTCACCTTTTGCAAATGCCTCAGTCTCTGGATCATTTTCTCCATAGTCTTTTTTATAAGGATTTGCTACTTGTGTTTTAACCTCAGTTTCCTCAGAAACTTTCTTTTCTTCTTCCATTATTTTTACCTATTGGTTGAGTGCCTTATGGATAAGGGTAGCTCTAAACTGTTTCCATATTTTGTGGGCTGGTCATTAAACCTTGTGGTTCATTTCCAGGTGGCACATTTGCTTGTTGTGTTTCCAACTGTTGTGCAAAATTATCCACATCTGGTTTCATAACATCTGAAACAAAAGTTTGTAATGCTTCACTTGCTTCTCCACCATATTGACTTTGTGCATAACGTTGTATTGTTGATAGAGGAAATATTACATTAGGTTCACCACTACTTAGTTGTTCCATAGTATCTGCAAACTCTGGTAATAATTTACTCAATGTTCCAACAACAGATGGGGATAAGATATTTACAAAATTTTCCTTATCCTCATCCGTTAATGTATTTGCTCTTTTAATAATTTCATTTTCTATAGGTGTTATTTTTTCATCATCACCTGTAGCTATTTCTTTATTTGGTAATACTGGTCCTGTAGGTTTAGGTGCAAAAGGATTAACAGGTTTAGTTGGATCTTCTGGCAATGGTTGAGAACCACCTGCTTGTAATTGTGGATTAACATTTCCTTTTGGCATGACTGGTCTATTATTCATTATTCCAGTAGTGCTAACTGTGCCTTTTATATCACTTATAGCCATTAATTTAATCTCCTAAATTCTACGTCTACTTTATTATAATCTACCATTAGATATCCACTTTCATGTTTTTTTGCTGCCCATGGTACTTCATGTGCCATTACACCAACATATTTTATAGGACTACCTATATAACTAAACTCATATATATTTATATTAGATGGTGATTTACCTATAAATTCTATATTTGTTTTTAATCTAATGTCGGAAAATATTTCCTCTATTGCTCTACTAACTTTTTTAAAAACTTTTTTAACAGGTTTAATTACTTTTTTAACTACTTTTTGTCCTGGTTTTGTGAATAATGCAGCAGCTGCTAATGTATAAGGATTAGCTAGTGCAGCAGCATTTATTCCAGTTGTAGCTCCCATAGTGCTGCTTGCTAATTGTCCAGCAAATGTTTTACCTAAAACTTTTTGAGTTGCATATCTTATAGCAACATCTTTACCCACATCTAATGCTGCAGTAAACAATTGATCTTTAACTGTTGGTTTAAACATCTCAGCAGTATCTTTTGCTACTTGTTTAAAATCTATAGGTGTTGGTTGTGATGCAGCACTTATTCTTGAAACTTTATCTAGTGCCGTTTCTTGTGGTGCTACTGTAGTTTGTTCTATAGGTTTTACATCAACAGTAACAGGTGTTGTTTGATCTTTTTGTTTAGTTTCAAACTGACCTGTTTCTTCATTAAATGTTGTAGTATACTGACCAGGTGTTTCTCTAATTAACTTTTGTGTTTGAGCACCTATATCTGTATTACCTGCTAATGTAGTTTTTTGCTTAGATTCATAGGCTTCAAATGCTGAAGTATCAAGCACTGGAGTTTTATTAACTCTTGGATCCTGATATTCATAATTACCATCTTTATTTAAAACTAATTGTAATACCATTATTCTTTATTGCGTTTGTTCGCCTCTTGTAGGTTGAGTATTTGTCGCACTAAAGCTAGCTTCCCCTGGCATCGGTACATTGCCTGTTCCGATGTTGCCACCTCCAGCTCCTGATGGATCTGTTGGCGAAGCTCCTGGAGGTACTTCTCCAGTTGCTGCCATTTGACTTTGTCCTCTAGCAGCGGTTGTATTGTTTTGATTTCCATTTACCATTCCCATTATTTGTGCATAGATCGCAGCTTTCTCTGGATCATTTATTAATTGTTCAGGATCTATATCTAAAGATTTAGCAATCTCTGTTAAACAAGTATGCCATCTAACAAATGGTGCAAGTGCAGGATTAGATGCAGTTTGCATGAATGTCATTAATCTTTGAGATCTAACTTCTTTCTGCATTAAAGAAGAAGTTCCTTGAGCTTTAATCTCAAGGTCACCTTTTATTATCGGGACAGTATCATTAAATTGCATATTCCAATAAAATAATGATTGTCCTAGAGGTTTTAATAGATAATCATCTATATTTTTGATGACTGTTTTAATACTTAATGCTGCAGCACCCATTAGCATTGACATACCAGATGCTGTTCTAGTTGTAGATTGTACACCTGTTGCTCCGTGTGAGTATGAAGGTATACCAGTTGCTTCATCAGCTAACTGTCTAAACTTATCAAACATTTGTAAATTTTCATATGCAGTATTAGGAAACTTAACTCCATGTACTGCTTGTCCTGTTTGTCCACTTTGTCTCCTAAATATCTTACCAGGAAATACTTTCATATCCTGACCAGGTACTAGCATTGTTTCATCAACATCAAATACTAAATTACCTGCGAGGGCTAAGTTATCTATAGCCATTCTTGCATGACCATTCATAACCATCTGTGAGTCTTCCATATTTTCTGGAATACCTACACCAAAAAATTGATAAGGATTTAATTCATATGGACATACTAAATAAGGTATTCTACTTGGAGTAAATGGATTCTCTACCATTCTTAAAACTTTATTACCACATATCCAAACATTAACTGCTATAACATCACCTGTACCTTCATAAGTCATGCCACACTCATCTGCAGTTTTTTTATCTATTATACCCCAATATTCTAATACTTCAAATCTATTTTTATAAATACTCTGTATATTTTCTCTATCATACAAAGAAGATTCAAATCCTCTTGTTTGATAGTTAGGTCCTTCTTTTAAACATTCCATAACAGCATCATAGTCAAACATTGGTTTTTCTGCTAGATCTTGAAACTGTTGTTTATTATAAGAATGTCTTTGTATCACATAATCACAATCATGTATGCTTGTAGCATTTGGATCTGGATAAAAATCCCAGCAAGATACTGCTTCTATACTCGGTATTGTTTTTACTTTCTTAATCTGTATATTAATCTCATTTCCTTCTTGATCTTCACCACTCTCGAATGAATTATATTCTTTTAAATCTGTAAACGGACCTTTTAATATTCCTGTACCTAATAAAGCCATTTCAAAAAATACATGACGCATAATTGTTATAGCTTTACTTTCTTCTAGTTGATCATGCATTAATTTTTGCATCGCATCAGCAGCTTTTCTCGCTGGCTCGATCTGTGGTTCACCACGATTAGCAGGTCCTTCTTTAAATCCTAAACTTTCGTAATCCTGTGCAAGTGTTTGCATTAGATCATTTGCTGTAGCACCTGGTGGCATAGTTCTACCATCACCATTAAAACCATAAGGACTCATTGGTTCTTGTGGTTGTTGTGGCTGTTGTGGATCTAGGTGTGCTTTCTCTGCTATATCTTCTGGTACAGAAGTAGGAGATACTCCTAAAGGAAACTTACCTTGAGAAAATAAAACCTCAATGATCTGGCCAAACGAAGCAAGAACTTTAGTCTTTGTTATTTTAACAAATACTCTAGACTTTTCATTCTCACGAAATGCCATCTCTGGACCATATAATCCTCTATAGTTTCTATAAGCCTTTAACCATCTTTTCTCATCATAGACTTTAGATGTCTCTGCTTGATAGAATCTTTCTCGAATTAATCCAACTAAAGCATTCCCCTCGGCTTCGTAGCCGCCATTCTTTTCTTTATCTTCTTCGTGCATAGATTAATCTCTTGAATCTTTAAACATATCTGGAGCAAATTCTATTAATAATTCTTTTAAATGCTCATCATCAAAATCACTAGCATTTGTTTCTGGTAATTCCATATTATTTAAATGTTTTACTAAAGTTCTTCTTTTTAATTTAGCAACATCTATTAATCCTTTACCAGGTTCATATTTAGCAACTTTAATATTTTTTTCTTCTGTAGGTTTTTTACCTTTAGGATGTTCGTTAGAGTATTTTTTATTGCCGTTAGTTAGCATTAGTAATCTCTTTCTTCAGCCATTCTAAAGATTGCTGGATCTACTTTATTGTTAGCTTTCTTAGCTTTACCCTCTACATCTGGTCCTAATTTAGGTCCACTGTATCCACCACTGAACTCCATAGGTTCATTTGGTCTCTTAGGTGCATCAGGTGCTAGTT